GATAATTAGCACCATAAGGTATTTCTATTTCTTTTAATAATGCTTCATTTGTACCTAATTTTCTTTCGACTTCAAGTACATTATATTGAGCATTTGATTGTGTTAAAGATAAATTATTGAATCTAAATAAACTAGAAGCAGAGCTTACTACAAAACCTATACTTATATACCCTATAGCTACATCAACATTGTTAAGAGTGTTTTTTCCTAATGGTATATCAAGTGAATACGATTGCGTTGGCCTTCTATCTGTCACACCTCCTATAGGCGGATTTGATGGTGGCAATAAAATGTATGTATTTATATCATTTGACCAATTGCCATTTGAATCTAAAATATATGCATTTGAGCCAACAAATAATCTTACAAGTAAATAACAAAGTCCTGTAACACCAAATCCCAATGTAGAATATAGGGTATATGTAAAAGATAATGTCGCATTACTATTCCCCATTTTAGGCAAATAGCCAAGAGCGCCTATTTCGCCTGTTGTTTTAAAAGTGGCTACACCTGTGCCTGATTGTTGTATTCTAACATCATTAAATTCATCATCTGGGTATTGATAAACAGTTAAAGAACCTGTCCCCGCTAATCCAGCAGTAAATCCAACTGGAGCAGTAGTAGAGTTTATATATTGCTTAAAATCACCATCGTTTATATAGTTTTTAGCATAGGAATATGGTGTTGTTACCTTAAGCCTAGAATACCCCTTTTTTGTTATTTTGGTTTGACTATTATTAATAAAGTGCACATTGCCTTCACTATAAGGATCAATAGAAATACCTGCAGTTAATGTTCCTGATTCTGTTAAATAAACAACGGTATCTAACAAGTATTTTGTATAATAGTTTGTTGTACCAGCCATTTCATTTATAGACATAATCCACCAATTACCTTGGTATTGGAATAATCTACAACCAAAAGACTTAACAATATTATCTACTATTGTAAAGTAATCTAACCCTACAAAATCTCTTCTAAATTGATATGTTTGTACGAATGGTTCGTTATCCGTAGAAGTCGCCCTATCCATCATCCCTTCTGCAAAATAAGAGCAACAAGAATATAGGTAAGTATAAGAATCGTACCCGATGCTATATAATGCCGTATTTAATACACTCAATAGATTTGTTATTCCGTTTGTATTGCCTTCTAATGCACTATATGTATTATATTTTAAATATGATAAAGCATCTACACATACAAAATTAACCTCTTGGTTTCCTGTTGTAAATGGTAAGTTTATATAATCATTAAATAAAAATCCTTTCCATTTTATATTTGTACTTGCACCTACAACATTTACCAACTCTACATAGTACTTCCTATCATCTGCATTTAGCAAATCAGGGAAATTATCATAATCGTCTTGAGTTGATATTAAAAAAGAAACATTTAATTCAGATGATATAATACCTCCTAATGGATCTTCATTATTTGAATTAGGTTGTAATAATATACTTGTAGGCTGATATGTTTTAACAGTAGCAACTGAGGGATCTTTTTCGTAAATATTTACAACTAATGTTGAACCATTACGAAGTATCTGAGTTAATGTATATCTTAATCCGTATGCCATTATGCTAAACTAATATTTTGTCCTTTAAGATTTGATGCCTTTTGTGCCCTATTTACAGACAAAAGTAAGTCTTGTCCTCTTAACATAAATGTTCCACCTCCACCTCCTCCAATCATGTCTTTAAGTTTGTCTAAAGGAGCAACTACTTCAGGGTTTGATTTAGCACCAGGATATTCTCCCATTAAGCCATATGTAGGCCCACTAATAATGCCACCATTAGCAAACTTTCTTGGTGCATTTGAGCTACTACCACTATTAACTCCGCTTTTTGCGGTTGATTGTTTTAAACTTGCCTTTAATGCTGCACCTGCTGCTACCGCTGCTACCCCAGCAGCTATTGCTAACATCGCGCCCATTGGAGTCATAGTTTCTAATGCTTTTAATGCAGCTAATTTAACAAGTCCATATGCTATTAATTGTTTTCCTATTGATTGTATTGCATCTGCTAATATAGTTCCAAATGCTTCCATAGCATCTACATTTTCTCCCATTAATGCATTGCCTATTGACTCTCCTAAAGAAAATAAAGAATCTGCTATAAAGCTTTTAATAACTGAATCAATAGCCTTAGTTGTGTCTTCCCATGTAGTCCCTAATCCGCCTAACTTAGCAGTTATTTTATCAATAGCATCTAAATAAACCGCAAGTACCGCTGGGTCAAATGTAAAAGCAGCCAATACAGCTAATTTAGCTAATGCCGCCTTTGTATCTTCTATTCTTAAACTTAAGTTATTTTTATTTAACTTATCTTGAACACCTAATTCTGTTTGAATATTTGATGTTTGTTTCTTTGCAAATAAAACGGCATTCCTTAAATCATCTTCTGCAAATTTTTTATTAATCTCTAATATTCCCTTAGCTATATTTATTCTATTAGCTGCTTGTATTTCTAATTCTTTTTTTTCTTGTGCAGTTCTTATTTTTTCATTAGCATCTAATATTTTATTTAAATTTGCTTCAAATAAGTTATCGTTAGTTTCCCTATCAGCTTGGTATCTAGCGTGTATGTTTTTTTTATTTTGTAAATATGTGCCATCTATCTTAGCTCTAGATACAGCTAATCTTTCTTCTTCATTTATTATAAGAGCACCGTAAACCCTAAACTGATATATATCATCTTTTTGAGCTTGTTGTTGGGCTTTTAATGATTCTAAAAGATAAGTATTTTTTACTGATTTTGTTGTTGCTGGCTTTACTACATCTGGAACAACACCTGCTTTTTTTGCGGCCTCTCCAACTGATTTAAAAGCAGAATTCATTATTTTTTCATACCCAACTGCAGTTTTACCAGCTTCTCCTAATTGTATTTGCCTATTCTTTTCAGCTGACTTTTGTAATTCTATTGTGCCACCTGCAAGAGATTGCACAATACCAGATGGATTCCATTTAGCTTTAAAAAATGCATCCCACCCATCAACAAACTCAGTAGCATTTTGCATTGATATTTTAATCATCTTTTCACTTTGCTCAGCTACCAATTTAGCAGATGCCATTGCAAAAGATAATTTATTTATATATTCAACATAGGCAGGGCCTTGGTTTATTAAGGCTTCATTTACACCTTCTAAATCTTTTTGTTTACCTATTGTTTTGCCAATAGTTTCATTATATTCATTTACAACACTTTGTTTATCTATATAACCATCTTTAGCCAACTTCACCTTTTGAGTAAGCGATAATACTTGAGATTGTGCATCTATATACGCAGTACCTGATTCTTTAACTACATTATTATATAATTGTTGTTGCTTTTCTGCCTCTGTTGTCGTTATAAATAATGCCTTTATTTCTTTCTCGTACGCAGTTGTTATTGCTATAAGTGCAGAAAATACAAAATAAATAGCACCACCAGCAGCAGCAAAACTACCAACCAATGCAGGTAAGTTATTTTGGATACCTCTAAAGCCATAAGGTAAATCTTGTACAACTAAAGAAAGTGACATCCATTTTTGATTTGCTACTTTTAATGGGCCATCTGCACCACTAAGAGATTGGCTTAATTTATCATAATTAGCCTTCATCTCTTTAATCTTTTTATCAGCAGGATCTAACCCATTAGCAACAAGCCTAACCATTTCTTTCTCAAGAGCCTCTAAATTTCTTTGTGTATTTTTAGTTGTTTCACCAAATATCTTAGAAGAAGCATCAATCTTCTTCATTGTTTCAGTAAACCTATCTTCTGCGGTTATAACAATTTTAACACCTTCTTCGTTAGCCATTATCTTATCGGTTTAACAATTTTATATTTATTTAGAACTTGTTGTAGCTCTTCTTCTGTCATCACTCTTTGTTTCACAAAGTTACGAGTATCGCAGTCTAATTCAATAAGCTCTTGTGGCTTAACTTTCTTACCTTTTGGTAATTGGATATTAATTAGTAGCGTTGTCTGCCATCTAGTTCTAATCCACTTTTGTTCTTCCTCATGTCTATATCCATACCAAACAAAATCTAATTCAGCCATGGTCATCTCCCAAAACAAATGGGGAAGCACTTTGCACTCCCCCATTGTATATCTTTCTATGTCAATCCACTCTAATTTTTTTTTACTCCATCTTTTTTACTTGACTTTGTTGGCTTATCATCTATACCGCTATTCATACTTTCTGCAAGTGCTGCCATTACATCTTGTAATTTTTGCCCACCCATTCCACCCATATCATCTATCCAATCACACACTTCCATTTCTGTAAAGCTTGGGGTGATTCCTTGGGAATACAATGGGTATTCGGCACCTGATTTAAGTAAGTTAACAATAGCATCAAGCGAATCTTTGCCAGTTAAAGTTTCTCCTATGTCAGAAGGCCCTATGCCTTGTAATTGACAGAATCTTTTAAGACTCCAAGTACAAAAACGCATCGGTATCTTCTTCCCATCGGAAAGAGTTAGTTCAAATTGTCCTCTCATATGTTTGGTTTGTTTGGTTTGTTTTTACTATGCGTTGGTAGCGATAGTTAATGGCCCTGTTCCCTTGAAAGAAACTGAGTAAGTAACTGGATTCTCCATATCAGCAGTCATATCTACACTCTCAATAAATGCTGAACCTGAATAAATCACATCACCTGTAACTGGAGTTACACCACCAACTGTTGAGTTATCTACAGTAGTAAACTTAACTGTAACCGCAGTTCTAGCGATTGCTAAAGCATTCAATTCAGCAGTAGTTACATAAGTAGCAACTGTTCCTGGAACTACTGTAGCTAAACCATCAGTTGTTAAAGACCAAGACCTTTGCCCACCAATTTCATCAGCCCATCCTAAGCTTTGTTTTGTAGATGCGTCTGGAGCATCGATAGCCAAACTTAAAGAACATGAAGTAGCGAAACCTATTACTTCAGTTCCAATTAGAACTACTAATGAAGTTCCGTTAAATACACTTGTTGTTGCCATTTTATTTTATTTTTCTTTTATGTTAATTGATTCACGAAATGATCCATTGTTATTACCCTTCTAAACACATAAGCCTCATCCACATAGTCAAAGGTAGCAATATTACTACTAATCTTAGAAGTCACTATTTTAAAGTCAGGTGCAGTACTAGGGTAGCTTGGTGGTCTAACACCTACTATTTCTAATAACTCATTTGCATAAGTATCAACAGTTTTCTGCCCTACTTCCCCTGCTTTAAAAGTCCTATAAACTATGTCAAATTGGATAGTAACATTATAAGCAAAGCTTTGTTTATTACTATTGTCCACTTGTGTCTGACTACTGATAATCAAATAAGGCGGTTCTACTGTGTCAGGTGCTATGGTATCATAAGCAGCTAATGAGTAGGAGGCCGAGATAAACTTATCGAAATAAGCTTTCCTTAATGTATATCCGCAGTCCTTCATTTTGGTACAAATTTAATGAAATATATTTATATTTTTATTTTTCTTAATTTACTAAGCATTTTTGTATAAACCTCACTATAAGAATTAAACATAAACGGCTTATAAGGCCTTCCTATGACCTGCTTTTTTCTTTTAAATGTAAAAGCATAAGCATCTAATTTACCTTTGTTTACATTTGGATATGATGGGATACCAAATTTTTGCCCTGTACCAAATTCAACATAAGGAGCGTAATGAATTGAAGCATATACAGATGCACCAGTTGCAACATTATATAAACTATATCCAATAGATCCTTGTAGCCTACTTGTTTTCCCTATTGGTACTTTACTTTCAGCTAATTTAGATATTTCTATAACAGAATCATTAATGATTTTTGTATATTGCTCTGTTATTTTAATGTGAGCATCTTTAATCCTTTTTTCTAAAAAGTCAAGCCCTTTTACCTTTACGCTAAATGCATTCATTACTTAAGTGTTGCACAACCTATTAAATAATATTGATTCAAGTCAGCTTCGTTAATAATAGAGTTAATCATATAAGTCCTTGACTTCCAAGTTATTACAAGAGCATTAGTAAATGTCTTGCCTGTTGTATATCTGATCCTAAATGTAGCTCCATCATTAATACTATCCTTGCCTGCTATATTAGTCCTAGAATTGGTATTAGTGACCAATTCAGCCCAGCAAGTGTAGTATGGTACTAAAGTATTCACAAACCCTCCTGCACTATCAGAAACGCTTGTTTTAGTATTAAATGTAATCCTATTTTTTAATTGTCCTATCATTAGAAGATAATACTTACCCTTTTGTAAGGTTTCATTAATTCGTAAGCCGTTGTTAAGTTAGCTGAAGGCTTAGAGCTTTCAACACTTGATTCTCTGTATTCGTACAAATCGCCTACCATCTTCAACAAAGCCGTTTTCATAGACTCTGGGGTAGTGGCATATCCACAAGTATAAGTGAATCTAAAGTCACTCATAAGAGGTGAATTAAAATAAACCTTTTTGTAGGTATCGCCTATAACTCTATAATCACCAAGTACCATTGCTACCCATGCAGCACCATCCCAATATTCTACCAATGTAATACTGTTTATAGGAGCATAAGGAAGCTCTATAAACTCATCTACATAAGCTACTACCTTTAGGGTTCTAGCAGTCATAGCAACTGAAGCGTACTGCTCTAATCTGATCCTAGCGGTTTCTATAAGGTTAGTAATCAAAGTATCATCTTCGCTATAAT